AGAAGCACATAATCAAGTGTGGTCAGAAGTGGTAAATGCTGCAAAAACAGAAGTTTCAGATATTATAACAATATCTCAAAAACCAGCACCTAACTACATAAGTTACCAAGAATACCTTTACGCTGTAGATCATCAGTGTAGGGGCTGTAGAGCATTAGTAATGGAGTACGACGCTTATGTCGGTAAAACTACATTAAGTTTTTACTATGACATTAAGACATTTATATCGTACATGCATTACGAGATGCTACGCATGAACAACGTCATGCTGTATACGATAGGGGATGAATACGACGATGATACAGAAAAAAAGGTCGCAAAAGAATTCTACCAATGGGCAAAAACGTGTAAAGAATATACGAAACTCTTTGCCCGTGAAATCTTCTCAGGCCCACCTGAACTCCCCCAATCCGAGGTGGATAATGTCACTCAAATCCAAGCAGCACAATTTGAAGCATTTTTTTCGATCAGAATAAACTCTTACCAATCAGAAACAAAAAAACTTTTAGGTTTGGCAAAAAGAGAAATGGTAGATACATGCGACATGTATTATGACAATTTCTTATCTCCAGCTATTAAGTCAAGAAGCTTAGTCGCGTATCCTTTAGAGCTTTCTTTGTTATCTAGCAGCATGAGAACAAAGTCTCCTAACTTAGCTAAAGAAGTTGTTATAGCAGCTTCTTCTATTAATGGAAACTTAGCATCTTTATTGGCTGACTTAAGAGATAAAAGAATCAACGCAGATAAAAAGATATCTGGCGTCTTAGCTATGATTAGAGAAAAAAGAAGATACATTTCTTATACAAGACAACTAAAGTTTGTTTCTGGCACTAAGTCCGAAAGATATTTTATTGATGTTCCCTATGACGAATATGCCGGGTATTTTGAGCAAGCTTCAGTTAATAATGAAAAGCATGAAACATTAAACTCAAGTCATAAATATTTTACTGACTTATTAGAAGACAACCATCCTCAATACTTGTTGAGATCTGGTGGAGTTATTACTGGTGATATAACTATCTCAGAAGGGTCCACAATAGGAGGTCTAGATTTAGCTAACCATAGTCACTCAGCAGCCGATGGCTCATCTCCCATAAGAGCTAGTTCGGTAGACTATTCTCAGGATAGAATAGATAAACAATTTTTAGAAAACTTTACAGATCCAGACAATCCTGTTTCTGTATCTGTAGATTCTTATAACCCAGAAATTTTAACTGGCGGTGTCCCAGTTGTTGATGTTATAATAAGTGCTAGCTTAGGCCTTGAATCAGCCGAAGGAATTGACAATGAAAGATTTAACATGATTGTCGAATATGTGGAATTAGAGGATTAGTCATGTCTTGGTTTAACTATTTATCAAGGGATGGATCATTCGACGACGTAAATGCAAGATATATCTTTCCACCAATGAGAAACGAAATTAAGATTAGTGCTCCGTATTATGATATAGAGCCAAATAATTTACTGGTAGTCAAAATAAACGATGATTCTTTTTATACTAAAGTAGATAAGAATAAAACAAAAACAACAGACAACAAACAATATGTTGTTGTATATCAAAGTGACCCTACTAGCAATATATTTAAAGTTGTAAAATCTAATATTATTAATTCTACTTTGTATTTTTTAAGTGGCGATACCCACAAACAGGGAACCGCAATAAATGAAAAATATCATATATATTACGGCAATTCTTATATAAAATATGTAGAACCAGTTACGCACTCAGGCGTAGTAAAGTACAAACAAATTAGTCAAGCAAATATTACTTCTTTTACTAACACGCCGGCAAATCTTCTAACAGCAGATTACAACTTGAACATATCGACGATAGCAAGCTATCTAACTACAGTTGATGCCAAGAATGACGCAACTGATGGTTCTCCAGTTTTTTCTTACTATAACCAAACAACTGATTGGCTTGAGTACAAATCTAATAATCCTGGGTCAAAAGTGACCGGTTCTTTTAAGGGCCCTATACTTCAATTAACCGCGCAGACTTTAAAAAATGGTGGAAAATTTAAACTTAAAATTATCAAAAAAGCCATAACAACAAATGATTACGCTAATGATACTTCAATTACTATTGAAGAAAAAGAAGTCGTGAGCAATGTAATTATAAACCTAGCTTCCAATGAAAGTGTTTCAAAGTTAGTTTACGAGATAGACACACTAGAATACAGCGAAGAATATTATTTTGTTATAGAAGTAATAGAACAAGATAATATTAACCAAGCAGATACTGTTGTCCAGTTTATAAATTTTAAATATCTAGAAGGACCAGTAGCTACATTGGATTCCAAAGAATACTCTAGTGTACTTTCATTTAAATCTTAAGGAGAATCATGACCCAATTTAGACAGACCATACAAGACCTAAAGCCAAATACAAGGTACTTGGCAAAAGTTTTAGTAAACGATAAAAATATATCAACTATAATTGCTGAAAAAAGTTTTATATTTGAAACACCGGGAGATGAAACTATTCCTGGCACCCCAGATATAGCAAATTTCTTTTTGTACAGTAATTCAAAGTCTGTTATGTTCAAATTTGATGCGCCTACTGATAAAGACTTAGTTGGATACGATTATCAAGTATATTCAACCAACAGTCTTACCACGTTACTGCAAGAGCGGATCTAGCTATACCAGCGTATTCACTGTAGTTTTAGCAGGTGTTACAGTTGCGTTAAATGCTGTCACACCCCCGATCTATTATGGCAGAGTAAGATCTTTCGACAACTCTGGCAACAGGGGCCCTTGGACTTCGCTAATTGGTTCAGTTGCAACACTAATTGACTCTGCAGAAATAACAGAGCTAACCGCCACAAAGATAAAAGCAGGAACTATAACGTCATCCATCATTGCTTTAGATGGAGTTAACTCAATAATAAAATCATCAGGTTATGTAGCTGGGGCTAATGGTTCTGGTTGGGCAATTAAAGGTGACGGAAATGCAGAGTTTAGTGCAGCATCAATAAGAGGAGAAATTAATGCAAAATCCGTAACTACAACTGGTTTAACTATATCTTCAGATGGTACAGTAGCAACTACATCAGGAAAGTTTGGGGTGACTGCTGGCGGAGTGCTATCTGCCACAGGAGCAACTATTAGTGGAGCGATAACTGCAACGTCTGGATCTTTTACTGGAGCAGTTACTGCAACATCTGGAACATTTACCGGAACAATAAACGCATCTGGCGGAACAATGACCGGGTATTTAAGAGCTGGAGATGTTTACATTGGCAAAAACGTCAACGACGCTGCGGATCATAATGGTCTAGGGATAGATGGAACATGGAACAACGCATGGGTAAGAAGAGAAGCCAATGATACGGCTTATTTTAGGGCAGGTTCAGATTCTAGGTACATACAGGTGGACACAGGTGGTTCGTCTGGTATTTATTTTCCTTATTTTAGCGTAGATAATGACGGGAACATGACCGCCCTAACAGCCAATATCACTGGAACCGTTAATACAGGAAACCTAACAGCCACTGGTGGAACTATTGGTGGCTGGATTATTGATGGTGGCGGGATTAGAACATCAGGGACATATTATGGCAACGTACCTTATGACCCAATAGCTATGTTATTATCTAATGGTGCATTTGTAGTCTACCAATGGGATGCTAGTCAACCAGGGTCTTTTGTCGTTGACCCAGATAATGGCGTTTTAGTAAATGCCATAAGCATGAGAAGCAGGGCTACAGGCGGGTCAAAAACCCATTGGTACCCATACCTAGATAACAACAAGGCTCTTCGGAGTTTCAGATTATAGATGGACAGAAGTTTGGTCGATTGATGGTTCAATAAATACTTCAGACAGAAGAACAAAAACAGCAATAGAAGATATACATATTGGGTTAGATTTCATTAATGACTTACGCCCAGTTTCTTACAGAAGAATAGCTTCTTACATGGAAGCAGTATTGGACGAAAACGGAGAAGAAATAAGAGATCCAATTACACATATACCAGAGGTAAGAATAGGTGCTCCAGGTAAAAGAAGGCACCTAGGTTTGATTGCTCAGGAAGTTAAAGAAGCAATAGATAAAAACAATATTGATCCAAAGGATTTTGGCCCATGGATATTAACAGATACGGAAAACCCAGACTCAGACCAAGCACTTAGGTATGAGGAATTTATATCTCCTATAATTAAAGCAATACAAGAATTATCTGCAAAAGTTGCTACTTTAGAAGCTAAGATGATATAATAAAATTCATGGAAAATAATTTAGATGTAAATTTCATCATGCAAGCTTTCCAGGACAAGGTAAACGCCTTAGTTCTTGAAGGCATAATAAAGGATGCTACAATTAAACAGCTTACAGCTGAGATTAATTTAAACGCTCCTGCAAAAGAACCAGAAACAATAAAAAACACAAAACAAAAGGATGACTTTCAATGAGTGAAGATACCAATGTAGAAGTAGAAGATGTCCAGCAAGAGGCAACTGTAGTTATTAAGATTTCACAGCAAAATCTTTCCTATAAGAGCGATTTTTCTGAAACTGAAACAATCTTTTGGCTTGAAGCAGTTAAGAGTCTTATTATTAAGAAATCTTTCGAAATGTCTGGATTGTCTGAAACAAGTAAGTAAAATTAGTAATTTCAATTACTATTATAATTAAACCTAGTTTAAAGCAGGGTATATCCTATGGCCGTTAGATCATATCTGCCTTTTTTCTCTGACAATAGTGGCTCTTCAGTAGTTGAAAAAGCGTTAAAACCAGAAGAATTAAAAGGCTTAAGTAAGAGCATTAAGATAGCTGCGTTAGCTTTAGGCTTTCGAGGTTCTTCTTATTATTATGACACAAGAGCTGCTTTCGAGCCGTCTCCGTACGACTTTAATAGGATTACCCAAGCTTGTGACACAGACGGCTATGCCCGTCAGGCTGTGTCTAAGCACCGTGAACTCTTTTGGAAAGAGGGCTGGGAAATCATTGGCGAGAACGAAGAGGCTGTTTCCTATCTTTATAGGAGAATAGACTTTTTTGAAATGACGATGAAAAGACCGTTTTCGGAATTTTTGATGGAACTGTCTGACCAGCTAATAAAGTATTCAAACGTTTTTATTGTCAAAGCTAGGGCTGATTTAAGTTCTTACTTCCCTGATACTTTAACTCCAGTTAATGGTAGCGACCCAATTGCTGGGTTCTATCTGATACCTACTGAGCAAGTATACATTTTAAGAGACAAGCAGAACAGAGCTAAAGCCTACCAACAGGCAACTGACCCTTTAACATATTCGCCAAACGACAAAGACCCAGTATGGTCTGCCGAGCGCGTAATACACATGTACTTTGATAAAAAGCCAGGAAGAGCTTTTGGTACTCCAGCTTTGTCTACTGTCCTTGATGACATTATTGCATTAAGACAAATGGAAGAAGATATACAAAACTTAGTCCATAGAGAACTATTCCCACTTTACAAGTACACGATTGGTACAGCAGAGCAACCAGCAGAGCCAGAAGAAATAACAAAAGCTGCAGCTGAGATAGAAAACATAAGAGCTGAAGGTGGGCTAATATTGCCATTCAGACACGCTGTAGACGTCATTGGGGCTAACAACACTGCACTTGATGCATCACAGTACCTAAATCATTTCAAAGAAAGAGTTGCAGTAGGTCTAGGCGTTGCTCCTCACCATCTTGGTATGAGCATGAATGGTGGTAACAGATCAGTTACCGAAAGACTAGACGCTGCTTTGTATGACAAGGTTAAGCAATTACAAAAGCAGTTCTCTGATCTAGTAAGACTGCATATATTTAACGAACTTCTTTTTGAAGGTGGCTTTGATCCAATTGCAAACCCAATAGAAGATACTATATCAGATAGATGTTTCTTGCGATTTAAAGAGATAGATGTTGATACTCAGGTTAAGAAAGAAAACCATTTAATCCAGAAGTATGTTAATAATCTAATAACATTAGACGAAGCAAGATTAGTACTTGGCCTAAGCTCTGAGTTAGATGAACAACAATTATATATGGCTTTGCAGGCAAAAATGCAAATGGATATAGCAGCAAATGCAGCTGCAGTAGCTCCAACGCCAGCAGCAACTTCTACTAGCAAAACTGGAGACGGACAAACACCAGCACCTAAGGGTCAGGTAAATCTACCTTCTAAAACAAAAGATGCTGGGAATAAAGCTCGACCATCTAACCAGTTCGGAAGAAACAAATCTTCTAATATTAAAAGATCAGCTGATGATTTAAGTTGGCTTCCAGCAATTGAAAAGTTGCTCGATAACGACTATACTGTAGTCGAAGAAAATAACCCGATTACACTATAGGAGATATATGATAGTAGATGAAAATCTGTTAGAAGAATTAGAAAATTCTGTTTTAAATAGCCAGTACCGTTTGGCTAATGTCCATGTGTTAAGCATATTAGAGCAATTGATTCCAGTTATAGAAGAGCTAAAAGAAAAAATGGATATTATAGAAGATTTTCTTTCTTCAGACGAAGATGAAAAACAACCTACTGCAGTAGTAGAAGAAAAAAAAGTAACAGTAGAAGAAAAAATTGCAGAACCTAAGATCGACACTTTAGAAGTAAAAGAAGATGTTGAATCAAAAGAAGTAAAGGCTAAAGCTAAAACTAAAGAATAATGATTGCAGAAGTAAAGGAGTAAAGCAATGGTTATGAAAAAGAAAATTTATATAGCTGGTCCTAGAATGGGGCAAAACAATTCTGCATACGGAATTGATGCAAAGCCAGCAAAATCTTCCAAGACTAAGAACAAAGCAAAGAAGAAAAAGTAATGGCTAAATCACCAGCATGGCAAACAAAAGCGGGTAAAAACCCTAAAGGTGGACTTAACGCAAAAGGGCGTGCTTCAGCAAAGAAGCAAGGCATGAACTTAAAGGCACCAGTAAAATCAGGCGACAACCCAAGACGTGCCTCATTCCTTGCACGCATGGGCGGAATGCCTGGTCCAGAACGTAAACCAAACGGTGAACCAACAAGACTTTTATTGTCACTTAAGGCTTGGGGGGCTTCATCAAAAGCTGATGCTAAAAAGAAAGCTGCAGCTATTTCCAAAAGAAATAAAGGAAAGAAGTAAATTATGGCTAGTAAGAAAAAAGTTTGGGATAAACCAAGTCCAAAATCTAAACCTAAAAAACTAAGTACTAAAGCAAAAGCTTCAGCAAAAGCAATGGCAAAAGCTGCAGGACGACCATATCCAAATCTAATTGATAATATGAGAGCTGCAAGGAAAAAGAAGTAATGGCAGCCAAAAAGAATTGGATAGCAGGGGCAATCAAAAGGCCTGGAGCTTTTACTAAGAAAGCAAAAAAGGCTGGTAAATCAGTTCCAGCTATGGCAGCAGCAGTCACAAAAAATCCAACGCGATATAGTAAGCTAACTGTAAAACAAGCAAATCTAGCAAAAACGCTAGGAAAAATCAACAAAAGAAAGAAGTAGACAAAAATATGGCAATGAAGAAAGTATCAAAGAAAATGGCAAAAAAAGCAGCACCAGCAGCTAAAAAAGCTGCAGCAAAAACGGACGGCATGACGCCAGCGCAGAAGAAGCTGCCACCATTTCTTCAAGCAGCAATTGCTAAAAAGAAGAAGAAGCCAAAGTACTAAAAACAATTAATAAAAGTGTTTGGAATTAAAAAACTTTAAGATGAAAGATTGTGTTTGATGATAATTATAGGATGCCCAATTTATAAACGAGATTGGATTTTGCCAGCTTGGTTGTACTTCATTGAAAACCAGTCTGTCAACTTATCTGATATTGGTTTTGTTTTTGAACTGGGAACTGATGATGATGAAACTATAGGAGTATTATCTGCTTGGAAGAAGCATCATCCGGAAGTAAAAATATTTGATTTAGAAGTAAGAGATGATTTAGCTCATTTCTCACACAAAGAAGGGACCCGTCAATGGTCTTATGCTAAATATACTAATATGGTTTCAATGCGTAATTCTATTTTAGAAAAAGTAAGAGACGCAAACGCCGATGCATATTTTAGTCTTGACTCAGATGTTTTACTTACTAATCCAAACACAATAGAATTATTATTAAGTCATATTTCTATGGGCGCTGACGCAGTTAATACGTTGATGTTTATGACACCATTTGGAATTGACTTTCCTAGTGTGATGTCATGGGTTAATGGTACTAACTATGAAAAGGCTCATAGAAATATTTCTTATCCGTTAGGGTCTTACTTCCAATCAGATGTTATAATGGCAGCTAAGATGATGTCGAAGGATGTGTATAAAAATATAAACTATGAATTTCACGCACAAGGCGAAGATCTAGGTTGGAGTAAAAACTGCGCAGAAAAAAATTATAACCTTTTTTCTGCGTCTTATATATATACTCCACACATTATGGGTCAAGGCCAAATGCAGGAATTCTTAGAAAAGGGAGACAGTAGGCAGCAAGTAGCCTATCAATCAGTATAAACAGTTGAATATATTTGCATAAATGTGTTTAATCATGTAAAATATATTACTATAAGTTAAGATATTAAAATAAACGGAGATAACAATGGCATTTGATTTTAAAGAAAGTTTCACTATAGAGCTTCCTGAAATGAAAAAGGAAGACTTTAATTTTTCAGAATCAAATTCATTGACCCATGGTCTAATAATTGAAGTAGCCGCAATCCACGAACGGACTAACTGGTAATTACAATAATTACTCAGCAGAAGAATTAGACAAAGCTTTACAGTCATGGGTTGAACCATACCCTAAGCCTATTATTTTAAATCACGACCTTAACACTGAGCCTATCGGCAGAGTAATGGCTGCAAAGATGGACCAAGAAGCAGATGGCTCTAAGTTCGTACGTTTGCAAATAGCTATCACAGATCCAGTAGCTGCTCAGAAAGTCATGGACAAAAGGTATCTAACTGGCTCAGTAGGCGGAAGAGCCGGAAAAGCTATTTGCAGCATTAGCGGTGAAGACCTTGCTAAAGAAGACGCAAGCGGAAGACCAAAGATGTCTAAGTATAAAAGAGGTCAAGTCTATAAGGGTAAAGTTGCCTACATAGAAATGCAAGAGCTGTCGTTTAAAGAATACTCTTTTGTCAATCAGCCAGCAGACCAAAGATCTAGCGTTAGAAGTAAGGCCCCATCTAGTGGTGATGTTAAAGTTAACGACTCAGACTGGGTAGCTAGAAGTTCTGCCTTTATCCTAAGTATGGATGAGGAAGAAGTGTATTCGGTCAGTGAAAGCAAGTCGCTTTTTACTGGCATGAAAAAGAAAGAATCGAGACCTGTGTACCTTCAGTTGAAGGGCGCTTTCTTGTCAGCTATGTCTGTTCAAGAGAGCGATAATTACATTATTAATGATAGTGCATTACTATCATCTAGGCAGGACTCAAAGAACAATGAGGAGAATTCTGAAATGACCGTTCTTAAAGAAGAAGAAGACATCTTGGCCGTAGCTAATGAGCTCAGCGATGATTTGTCGTCGATAGCCGCTGACGCCTTAAACAAGGAAGAAGCTGCTGTTGAGCAAGAAGTAGTAGAAGCTGATTCAGAAGACACTGTTGCAACCCCAGAGGTTGTAGCTGATGCAGAAGAGTCTAAAGAGATTTCAGTTGAAGACGCAGATAAGTCGGATGTGCAAGAAGAAGCTAAGTCCGAAAAAGCTGAAGAATCAACAGAAAATCCTGATGTAACTCAGGAAGAAGAAGTTCAACCAATAGAAGATCAAGAGCTCAAAGACGAAACAACAGTCGATGCCGTTGAGCAAAATGATGATCTTTTAGCAAAGGTAGCTCTTCTTGAAGAAGAAAACAAAAACCTTAAGTCGGCACTTCATAGGGTATTGTCGGAAAGAGTAGTCGATGCAAAGATTGCAGCCGGCGTTGAAGCAATTGAAAATAGAGATGAACTGATAAAAGATCATTCACAAAGAACAGCAGCATCGCTCGCTGACTCTTTAAGAGATATTGCAAAAATGCCAGCTAAGAAAATTTCTAGCAATCAAGTACCAGAGATTACAAGTGAAGCAGAAGGCTCGAAGGAAGAAGCTAATGTTCTCTCTCTTGAAAAAGAGACAGCAAAAGTAGAAATCCCAGAAGTCGATCTTGCAGAACAACTTTTCGTTGATGCCTTTATGGGCCGTCGTAAACTTTAATTAAACAAGGAGAATAAAAATGTCATTAGCTAAATTTCGTAAAGTATATGCTAAAACCGGATCAGGAAGATTCGTAGTTTCTGAGGGTATTGCACCAGCAGCCTACATCCTTCCACACGTTGCTTTGCCAACGTGGTACCTTGACTCAGAAGATGATCGCTTTGAAATCGTAATTCCTAAGGGAACTATTCTTTCGGTTGTCGCTGATGCAAATGGTGATGCAAGATTCGTACCAGCTAACGGTAGTGCCGCTGACCAAACATGGGGCGATACCATTGCAAGCTGGGATCCAACAAACGCTGCAACGCCTGCATATAGCAGTGGTTCAGTAGATACAGCAGTCACTGTAGCGACACTGTCAACACCAGTCGGTGTTGCTCAGTACGATCTCTACAGACCATTTGATAAGGGCACTTCACAGGGCGCAGGTTTCATTACCCACGGCTATGTAGAGTATCCAATTATCGGTGGAATCAACTCAAATGTGGAAGTAGGTTCTTTGATTAGAGCTGACCACATGGGTCGCCCAGTAACGTTAACCACGGCACTGTGCGGTACAAATCCTTACCTCCAGGTGGGTAAGGTTATTGAAGTAGAAAAGTTTGCAACCAACTTTGATGATGGTCTGCTTTCCTACATGCAATTGCCATCGGATCCTGGTGCTCTTAAGACCGTATTTGAGGTCACTAAGGCAGGCACCTATCAGGGCAAACTGGGCATCCGCTCAAACCTGGATGTAACAAATGTACTTGGCGCATTCCGTGTCAATCTTACACTGTAATAATAAACAAAAGAAAACACTAACAGGAGGAATAATCCTAAGATGAGTAAATCAATCCAAGAGCTCCTCTCGGGTCTCCCAGCTTGGGAAACAGCATTAACTGAGGACGGTTATCTCGATAGAGATAATAGAGTAACTATTAGAGAAGCTTTTGCATCACCAGATGCAGCAGCCCTCTTTCCTAAGGTTATCTCACGTACATTGAAAGAAGCAGCAGAGCCACAATTGTTGGTAACGCCACTGCTTTCGACTGTACGCCTAGGTAAGGGACGCTCCTTGGAGTTCCCAGCAGTTAACGCAATCCAGGCAGCAGAGATCCCAGAAGGACAAGAATATCCAGAACAAGCTCTCGCTTTTGCGAAGCAAGTAGAAGGTAAAGTATCCAAGAAGGGTGTCAAGTTGGCTTTCACAGAGGAAGTCATCTCAGATTCACTTTGGGATATCGTTGGCCTGCATGTCCGTGCAGCTGGTCGCGCAATGGCTCGTTTGAAAGAGCAAATTGCGTTGAGCAGATTCAAGGATGCAGCAAGCATTGTTTTTGACAATGAGCATGCTTCATATGCCGATACAACCGGTCGTGGAATTGATGGCGCAGCCAACAAGACCATTACATGGGATGATATTATCGACATGGCAGCTGTTCTTATGGCCGAAAATCATGTTCCAACAGACTTCATCTTGCACCCACTTATGTGGTCAGTGTTCCTTAAGGACGCTATCTTCCACACCGGTGGTTCGGCAGCTGCAGTTAACACGAGTTGGGGATACCGTCCAGATTCAGCAGCAGGTGCTCTTAACAACACCGCTCCTATGGGTCTGAATGTTATCGTTTCTCCTTTCGTTAGCTTCACCGCAAAATCAGGTGGAACGCCAGCAATGTCTGACCTCTTCTTGATCGACCGTAATGAAGTTGGAACACTTCTTGTAAAAGACGACATGAGCACCGATCAGTTCGATGATCCTTCACGCGACATCCGTCAAATGAAGATGAAAGAGCGTTATGACATCGTAATGCTTGGTGACGGTGAGGGTATCACTGTTGCTAAGAACGTTAGACTTGCCCGTAACTACGAAGTACAAGTCACAAACGAGATGGCATAATAAAAACCTTAGGATAGATATCGTTGTAGTTACGAAAAAACTATCCGTAATATACAGTGGCAACACTGTGGAAGAGTTGGGAGTGGCGTCAAGCCACTCCCTTCTTTTTTGTACTACTTTTTTTATTATGATACTGTTACTATAAGAACATGCCTGAAGACGGGAGAATAAAGTGGCTTTAAATTTGATACAAAACGCCGCTGTTGGTCTTGGTACTGTTTCTATTAAATTTGGAAGAACTATAAAGATATCTTCTATTAAAAAAGAAAATATTATTGTTCAAACAACTTCTGCAACACCAACTGTTTTAAATGCACCGTTTAAAACTATTGATACATTAGCAGATTTTAACTCAATTTCTAGAACATTAAAGCTTCTTTGGAATGTGCAATTAGAGCCTGGCACTGAATACAGTATCAGATTAATTAATTTCTTTGATGCAGCAAATGAACCAATAGCAGAAGAACAAATAGTGTTTACTACACTTGTTGGTGGCGCTACTCCGAACTCGAATGGAACAAATACATTCAATAGCGTTAATGAACCAACGTTAGTAGAGACTTTAATTGAAGATAAATCAATTAGAGTTGATGCATTTAGTTCATATCAGATAATAGCAAAGAATCCTAATTTTTATATAAAATCCACTGATCCAGTTAATGGAGATTTTTATTTAGATAATGATTATTCTGATGGAAGAATAAAAATAGTTTTTAGCGAGAGACCAGCTTCAAACTTTCTAAACAATACTTATTTTAAGGTACAAAAGAAAAAAGTGCAAAGACAACCATCAAGGTGGGAGAATGTATCGACACAAGTACTTATGCATTCTTGGAAGCCTGAAGTATACTTAGACTTTCCATCTCAAGATGTTACGCCTTCTTTCTTTGTTTCTGGTAAAGAATACTTCGAAACTGGATATAAATATAGAATTATAATATCTAAAGAAATTGGCGTTTAAATGGCTAATTTTATTTATGGAAAAGCTAAACAGGCTTTGTTTAATGGGCAAATTAACTTTTCAGCAAATAATTATAAACTTCTTTTTATTAAAAGCTCTTTATATACTCCTTCTCAAAATTCTGATGAGTTCGTTTCTAATATTAATGTCAGTGCTATAGCCTATAGGACTGGTAATATTTCTAATATAACAAACACGCTTGGGGTAATAGATGCTGCAGATATCACCGTAGATTCTTATTCTAGTGGTCCATTTGAAGCTGTGGTTTTGTACCAAGT